TAAACTTTTTGTAATATCAGATCCTAAGAGTGAATTGAAGAATCTTTCCGTTGGAATAGTTTCTACAATATTTCTTACTGATCTACGAATTGCATTTTCATTCTTTAGTATCGGCAGATCCTTTGTCACTGGATGTGGTTCAAAGGATAAACTGATATCTTTGAATGATCTGGATATCCTTTGAATTGCCATCGAACGAAAGTTTTTTATTTATTTATACCTACTTCCAGGAAGAACCATAGTTTGGTTCTGTTCCATAAGACCAATCATCATAGTCTTCATCATTACGAATTTTTTCGTGCAGTTCAACTTGTTTTTTTAGGTTATGCTTCGGTGCAACATCATAGACCACTTCTTGAATGAGTCTTTTTTGATTTTCTTCTGATTCGAATAGCATTTTGAAACTCCTGTTTTAATTTAAAACAGAACTTTTATAAAGGAGGTTTCTATCTCCTATTACTATTTAACGATTTACTTCTCGAAGATTGTAATTATCAGAATTTAGATATTTTAATAATTCAATTGCAACTAGTCTAGGATTTCCTTCACCACAAGTATAGACATCAATTGCTATACAACCATTTTCAGGCCAGGTGTGGCAGGATACATGACTTTCTGAGAGTGCAATGAAGATGGTACATCCTTGAGGAAGAAAACAATGAGAAAAAATATTCAAAATAGTCATATTTGCACGATTAATACCCTTCTCCATTGTTTCTTGGAGAGATATTACGTCATTTAAGAGGTTAAATTTAACATCATACACCTCCAAAAGGAGATGAGTTCCCATCGAATGCTGTTTCAACTAAATTTTATGTAAAAAAAATATTTAGTCTATTATCTCCAATGATTATTTGGTCTTTCCCACCAAAAATGAAGGTCTACTTTACTATCATCATAGTATAACGAGACAAAATCACTTTTAAATTTACTATGAATATTCTCACATAATGCTACTGTATAGTATTTTTTGTCAATTATATCCGTAATCCATTTATAATTACCTCCTCTTATAACTCCTGCCTCAATTAAAACAAATTTTTTCCACTGTTTTGACCACTTTAAATAGTTTTCAATAAAATCTTTACGATATTCGTTTACATTTTCATCCGGAAATGGAACATTAACTGATTCTATATGAAATATTTCTCCATCCATACTTAAAGAATGTGAAAGATGTTGTGTCACAATTGCGGAATAATCGGGAGAAACCATTAAAAAACAAGTATCGGAAGGATGAATATCAATCTCCGATACTTGAATGAGATAAGTTATTTGTTGAATTAGTGCCTTTTCTTTATCTTCAGAAATGAAAAGCAATGGATTCATTTTTTACCTTGTCCCCTGTATTTCTTACGAGCTTTATTACGAGAAGATGCCGCATACTTAGTATGAGCACCACAACCTTGCTTAGTTTTCTTGGGGAGAGATTCAATTACTTGCTTCCCACCACCACCTGATGATTTTTTAATTGCCATTAATTTTCTCCTATAATTTCAGTTTCAATTTCATTTGGATTTGGAGAACCCGTCTGATAAAATTGTACGGACAGATCCTCCATAGTATTGAAGTATTCTTCTTCTGTAAGATTAGAATAAATTTTACGACCCTTACAGATTATATTGTAAGATTCGTTAGTCATCAAATTACTCTTGTCTTTTCGTGACCGACTCTAATACGAGGGTCGCACCAAATCTCAAATCCTGCTTCTTTTGCATCCAAACAGAATGATACATCTTCTCCACACATATCCTGAACTTCTCCAGATTCAAAGACTTGCATCTTTGGTGCAAACCATGGATATGTCATCTCCGAGTGCTCGAAGACTCCTTTCTTAATCAGTAACCAACCAAATCCTGCATAATCAACTGTGAATGGTTTGCGACGCTTGGAGATGCTATCGACGGTCTCATGATTCATGACTCCACCATTATTGCGGAAATCATCTTCTTCCATCCAGTGTGCCACTGAGGTTGTATGCCCGTCTTCGGTTGCATACCATCCAGATGCAATATCTTTGTCCATAAGAACTAATTGCCAAAACTTTTCACTATTGAAGACAATATCAGAGTCAATCCAAAGTTGCCAATCATAATTGAGTTTTCCATCCCAGGGAAGTTGATTTGGACCTCTGAGTACATTCGCACCCAAACATTTGCATCGTGCAAAGTTTACCATGGATGAATAGTCTTGTGAGATTTGAATGCTTGCACCGTTCTGTACAAGATCAAAGCACAATTGAACAAAACTTTTCAGATATGTATAGGAGACTCCTCTTCCGGGAAGACAAAAGACAATTGATTTGCCTCGTACCATTTCCCTTGCTAGATCGTAATCCCATTCTAATTCTTTATTTGCTGCTACGGGGGCAGATGCTTTAACGGTAAATCCTTTAGCCATAATAGTAAGTAGTTACTTCAGTATCATACAACATTATATATCAGTTGTCAATCAATCGTTTTCGGAAAGAATCACATCTTTACCATCCAATAAAAACTTGACTTCGGTATCTTCATACCAAGAAAGTTCGTTCATAATTTGTTCGGGGATTATTAAAAAATATTGCCCGGTAATTGGATCAACTTGTATGGACTCGAAAATTTCCTCGGAATTTTTTTTCATTTTCGTGTTTATAAAACTTTATTTTATTTTTTATATAGCGAAAAATTTTTTTATGTTTGGTGTTTATACATCTCTCGCTTCCGTAACACTTTGTAGGTTAGGGTAGTTAGGCGTTTTTATATACGGGGCGGCGGGGGGTCGGCACCGCGCCATGGGCACTGTCCCCACACGAACGACCAGACTGCCCCGGCACGAACGACCAACCCGCTCAGAAGCGGGCAGCGAGCGGGGAGTGACCCACCCCATTCAGGCGGCGGTCACGGGCAGCGGCAATTCGGTCTGCCTTTGCCTGAGCGGCGAAGCGTTGGGCGTTGGTGGTCTTGTCTCCGACCCACTGCCGACCCAGACCGGTTACGGGGGTCAGGGTCATGCCACGCCCCGAACCGTTGGCAGAGTTGACTGCCATAGAGGCACGAACGCCATCGGCGCCGGAACCCAGATGACCGATGGCGGTGTGTTGGTTGTGAAGTGCCATGATGGGGGGGGGTGTGAACTGAGTGAATTGTAGCACGAATGGGGTCAGAACCCCAACCAGACCAGGAACGACCAGAGGGTCACCCCAGAGCATAACGGTTCAACCACTGCCCAACGCTCTGCTGCGGATTGAGCAGGCGGAGCATATCACGGCGGCGGACGGTATGGGTGCTGAGGTGACCCGACCGCCAGAAGACGGTGATATTGCGCTTCCGGAAGCGAAGGCGGAGTTCAGAGCAGGCGCTGCTCGGTACGTCCTGCCAGATGATGACGGTGTAGAGGGGGTTACGCATGAGGGTCGGTTGCTTGTGAACTGAGAGAATCATACCACGAATCGGGGGCAGGGAACGAACCCCACCCCCACGAACTCACCCCAACCAGGTCAGGCGCTTTGCTTCGGGGTTACAGTAGAACTGATGACCCGGACCCTGCCAACCCACGAACGGGGTGTGAAGGTCTGCCAACTCAACGGCGGATAGACCATCGGACTCCATGGAGCGACCCAGCACATCATCACGGTGGGAGTTGAGTTGCGGGCGACCCTTGGAAACGTTGCGGGAGACCCATACGGTCTGGCGGGTCTGAAGGTCGGTTGCTGGAGAGAAGAGTGCCATCGGTGTTGGTTGGTTTGGAACTGAGAGAATCATAGCATGGAATGGGGTCAGAGGGAAACCCACCCCTGCTTAATGCGGCGCTCAAGGTGGCGGGCAGCAAGGTCCTCTTTACGGGTCATCGCTGCCTGACCGGGACGGGGACCACGGCGGGGCAGGCGGGTGACCTTGAATTCTCCGGAGGCAATGGCAGCGGTCAGTTCGGCAGAGGTCATCGGGGTCGGTGTCGGTGGAACTGATAGTATTGTAGCAGATCAGGGGTCAGGCAGCAGTCAGAACCCGTCCGACCCGCAAATCATAAACCTTAGGGGTTTTGGTGACCTGATCGGGTCCGACCTGCTCAACGGTTGCCCGCTTGATATTGATTCCGTTGGAGGGGTTGCCCAACAGACGATATCCCATCTGAGGGGAAACGCCCTCGGGGAAGCGGACGAACTGAACCATAGGAGTGACCTTGTTTCGGCGGGAGAAGCGGGTAACCTTGAGGATCATCGGGATTGGTTGCGGTTGATAGTATTGTAGCAGGTCAGCGGGGCAATGGGGGGCAGTCCAGCGAACCGCTACGGTGGCAGATTTCCGCCTGCTCCGCTTCCAGTGTGGCGCCGATGGTGGAGAGGGCAGCGTTGCCAATCATCAGGCAGAGGGCACAGAATCCGATGGGGAACAGAGCGCGGGTCATTCGGGTCGGTTGCGGTTGATAGTATTGTAGCAGGTCGGGGGGCAGACCCCTCAGATTCCGTTGAGGAAGTCTGCCAGTGCCTCATCGTATTCTGCTTTGGTTTGGAAGGTCCGCCCGTGGATGGTTCGGGGATACGTGGCATCCAAACCAGCGGCAGCAACGTTCCGGCAGTCCTGCTCATCGTATCCCATTTCAATCAGGGTTGCGACGTAGGGGTTGAAGGCGGTCATTTGGTCTCGGTTCGTTTGGTATGCTTTAGTCTACAGGGTCAGGGGTCCCGGTCCCGGTGACCCGGTGCCAGTCTGGCAATTGGTTAGGTATCAGAACTGAATCTCACTTAGAGTAGGATTAGCAGCGGAATCAGGACTGACACTATCAGAAACCCCATCAACAATTGAATCAAGAATCTGGAGAATTTGCTCACCATTGGAACCCTTAGCAAGGAGTGAGAGGAGGACATCGCGGGACATAATGTAGAAAGAAAAATGTTAATGAAAGTGTGGGAGAAGTTTAGAGTCATTCTCCCAGGACTTGAGATTTAGAAGTCGAAAATGTCGCCGTTGATTTCTGCGCGGTTGACTTTAGGGTCAGTCCATTTCACACCGTCGCGGGTCTCTTTGGCACCACAATCATACATCAATTCAAGCAGTTCTTCATAGCAGCAGATATCACGTTCTGCGATAGCATCCTGAACGCAAGCATCATTCTGAATCCAGAGAGCTACGTTCCAGGTTTCATAATTGGTCCAACCGTTATAAGTTTGGTCGGTCAGGCAGGTCTGGTAGGTGGTGACGGTCATTTGCTTGGGTTGTTTGGTATGAATCAATTATAAGGGGTGGAGAGGGTGCCAGGGGCACCCGATGTGCCAGTGCCTCAGGCGGCACACAGCAGTGCCGATTCCATATTCACCTCCCGAACATCCATCTTGGAGTAATCATAACCCTCCTGCTCCTCAAGATACACAAGGTATGCATTTGCAGTGGAGAAGCAGTCAAACAAGCGGAGCGATTTGAAGTCCTCACCTTCATAATCAAAACCACCGATGACAGCGTAGACTTTAGTGATTTGCATTTGCTTGGGTTGCGTGGTATGAATCAATTATAAGGGGTGGAGAGGGGTCCTGGGAGACCCCGTGTGCCACTAGGGCAACTGTCACATCCAACCGCAGCGGGGGCAGGCAGGATGACCATTACAACCGCAGCGGGGCAGGGTGAGAATACCTATCAGGGTGTTGAGGTTACGCTCATCAGCGGTGCCTGCCTTACGGTCTGCCTCAGCGATGGCAGCGGCAGCGATGGCACGGGACTGGGCGGCACGGTCCTGAGCGGTGATGGCGTTGCGGGTCATTCGGGTCGGTTCGTTTGGTATGAATCAATTATAAGGGGTCAGAGGGGGCATCAGGTGCCCCCTGTGTGCCACTACTGAAGGTGGGCGAACTGTGCCAGCGATGAGGGGCAGATGTGGGAGGGTGACCCGCAGGAGCGGTAGAAGTCTACCATCCGCTCCGCTTCGGGAAGGGTGGGGAACCACTGGGAGCGCCACTCGGTCTGGTTGTAGGGGGTCTGGTAGCGGACTTCGATTCGCATCGGTTGGGTTGTTTGGTATGAATCAATTATAAGGGGTCGGAGGGTGCCAGCGGACCCCCAGTGTGCCAGCGGTCAGACTGTCACAGGACCTCCTTCCCGAACTTGCCACAGAGGTAAAATGCCATACCCTTATCTTTGAGGGTGCAATTTGCAAAGGTCAGAGGAACATAGCGACCGTTAGTTTTAGATGCTTTGGTGCGGATTTGCAGCAGTCCGTTAGGTCCGGTGATAGTGTTGAGTATACTGCCAGAGTCAAATGAACTGCGGATGGTATCACAAATGAAGGTGTAATCCTCTGCCAGTTCCTGATAGTGCTCAGGGTGAGTCTCAGGATTCAGAACCTCAGTACCCACATAATCATTGGCACGGGTGAAACCAACGTAGATGGTCTGAGATAGTTTTTCTCCTACCTTACTATCAGTGAAACTAACACCGTCTTCGATGATTTCAGAGAGGCAGTGCTTCAACTGTGTGACGGCGATAGACTCACCAACTGTGAAAGTCTTAAGTTCACCGTCCACCAAATCTTTCAGGTTGGAACTGTTAGGAATGCCAAGGGCAGTTTCAATCAGTTGCCCACGCGAACCTTTGTTTTTACCGGGTTTGGCAAATGCATCAAAGTTGGTGACCTTGAGTTGAGCGGCGACTTGGAGAGTGTTGAGCATCGGGTGGGTTGCTTATGAATCAATTATAAGGGGTCAGAGGGGGGAAGGTCAACCCCCCGAACCATCAGTGTTGCTTATGCGACCTGAAACCTCCCGTGATTGAAGTTAGCATAGCTGAAGACCTCACGATTGACCAGTTTGAACATACCAAACTCATTGGTCATCACATAACCCTCAGAATCAATACGGTTGCCGTTGATGTATGCTGCGGGACCACTATTGCGGCACAGGAACAAACAATCATCTTTGATTGACTTCACTAGTGCCCACAGTCCAATCAGTTTAGGGTCACAATCAAAGTCCTCAAACGTTTGGGCAATGATAGCATCACCGGCACGAATACAGGCATTCAGTTGTTTCTTAATCTTTGCTGCTTGCTTGTCAGAAACAAACTCTACAGCAAGTGCCATAGCACGGGTAAACTTTACCACTTCCTCAACATCAGCGAAGGACTCCTGATTGTGAAGGATATAAGTATCTGGTTTGACAAACTTTACGCTGTCGGTATCATTCCATATGGCACGGTCAGGCATTGCAACCGCATCACGAATGTCGCTCTCGGCATAATAGCAAGTGTGGGGTGCGATGATAATAGTCTGCCGCACAATCTCAGAAAACTTATAAGTGATGGTGTTCGGAGTATACTCATTAGAACCACCAAACCCGATGAAGTCTCCCTGATAGATTGTCTCTGTACGGGGCAGATACTTAAGACATGCCGCTAGAATCTCAATCAGTGCGGGTTGCTCACCATACAGAGCAAACACATCTTCTTGAGTATAACAGATTTTGATTTTGACTTTGTTGAAGACACTTTTGGTGCCAACAAAGAACTTACCGTTGGCAGGATTCGTGCCCCAAACAATAGCAGGCGCTCCGTCAATCTTTACACTTAGGGTGCCGGGATTCACGAACCAATCCAGAACGGTCAGGTCCCCGGTCAGGATAGAATCTTCGGGGTGTTCGAGGTGGGTGTTTTTCATACTGTTATTATAAGGGGTCAGGAGGGGGTCTGGGGGGAACCTTGTGCCAGTTCCCCGAGTGGCACTCTATGCCAGACGCATACCTGAGAAGAAAGGAATTACGCCGTTTCCAGCATAATTTAGGAACCACTGTCCTTTCTTCTGGAATACACATTCGCCCTTAATCCCGTGAACCTGAAGAATAGCATTCAGGCGGGATTTGGTTGTATTAGACTGCCATCCACCATCAAACAATCGGACGAAATTATCACCAACCTCGGCAATCTTGTTGCCGTGAAGCAATACAACAGCGATGCCATCTGCCTGCACAACGTTAGTATTAGCAGAACGAAAATCAGTGCCGTTGGTGATGGCATCGTTCATCAGGGATTCAATCTTACGCATTTGGTGGGGTTGCTTGGTATGAATCAATTATAAGGGGTCAGGGGGGGCAGCGGAACCCCCTCTGTGCCACTTAGGCAACTGGCACAGCAGTTGCTGATTCTAACAAATCCTGAGCATATTCCTCATCGTAAATCTCTTTAATCTCATTCACAATTTGCTCTTCAGTATAGGTCTCATACTCACGAACAAGTAAATCAAAGGCAATAGTTGAAAGTTGGTCTACATCTAAACCTGCCACAATATCAGAAACATAGTTCTCAACGAACTGTTCAAATTGTGCTTTGTTAAGTGTCATTAGTTGTCTCCGAAGTTGTTAGTGAGAAAGTCGTCAAGTTCTGCTTCAATAGCATCACCAATCATATTTCCTAAACGCATCCTCTACATTTGCATCAGCATCAAACAATACATAATCAACATCATTATATTGTTCTTTAATCAATTTCAGTAAATCTACCAAACAAGGGAGACTTTCTTCAATATAGAACTCATACATTTCAGGGTCAGTATTCACCATAGAACAAGTATCACTGTGAGTATAAGAAACCTTATCAATCTTTTGTGCCTCCAAAGGATGAAGGTGTGCGGTTGAGAGTGTAAGAACTTTAGAGATTTCCATGTTTAGTGAGTGTTGAGAACGTGAACGAAATCCAGAGAACAGACACACCAACCGGCATAATCTGTCACCTCTTCAACTAGAGCATCGGCAACAACTTCATCATCATCGTCATCATCAACTTCAACCTCAAAGACATTACCAAGCACATCATCTAGAACTGCTTGTTGTTCTTCGGGGGTGAAGTCTAAGTCATCAAAATCAAAGGAAACTTCAGTAACTTGTAGGGTGAGAGTAGTCATCAGAAACGAATAATAGGGTGGTCTACATCAAGCACCTGACATTCATCAGTCGCAAACACTAACTCAACAGATGATTGATAATACTCATCTTCATCATCTTCGGAACAAATAGCAACATCTTGATTGAGTTGCTCTTCGTTGAGTTTTTGAAGTTCAGCAAGAAGTTCTTTGTAGGTCATCACTTACGCAGGGGAGAATTGAAGTAGGAACGAAACACCGAAACCACGATGATTGCGGTACTGATGACGCCAATCAAACCCAGGTAGGTTACGGCATCACCAGTGAAGTTCAGAGTTGAAGGAGTCATTTCAGTAATCAATGTTAGAGTTGAGGTAGTCATTTAGATTGAACTTTTCTTCATCAAGTTCACGAAGTTCGGGCAGGTCAAATATCTCACCGGGAGCATCAGCAATCTCACTCCAGAGTTCGTCAAACATTTGGTGGGTGTCTCAGGTACGAATGTAATATAACAGGGTTTGTGGGGTCTCACAAGGGGGTCTGTGACACTCTACGAACTGGCATAGGAGACCTTGACAAAACTAGGATTATATAAAAAAAATGAGGAAGGTCACCACACCCTCCTCACATACAACACCCATAACCCTATTGATATAATATCACCACAGGAGTAACTTTTGCTTAATAGCAGGGGCAAACATCATTCCCCTAAATAATATAAAATGATTAAAATAAAATGTTAGAGCATCCGGTACATAAAGGTTATTATATCACAAAAGATGGAAAAGTGATAGGAAAAAAAGGAAACTATTTAAAATCATATGTTTGTCCTAAAGGTTATTTAAAAATGAAAGTTAATGGGATGAGTAGGTTAGTTCATAGATTAGTTGCAGAAACCTTTATTCCAAATCCAGATAATTTGCCTCAAGTTAATCATATTGATAAGGACAAAACAAATAATAACATTTCAAACTTGGAGTGGTGTAATGAGACATACAATAATCATCACGCAAAAGGTAATTTAGGAATTATCTATAAGATATTCAAGGATGGAAGGTGTTATGCAGAAACTGACAATTTGCATAAGTTTTCGAAAGAACATAATGTATCAAAATCGAGAATGTACCTTATCGTAGGAACAGGAAAAGAATGTAAAGGATTTAGAGTTGAGTTGAATACTTTAGAACGAAGAACTAAACACATAACCATTCACGAAGTCAAAGTCATATGATAGATTCTGCTGCCAAGTTGCCTCCCAATCTACAACCAACATAGAGGGAACATCACCATAGACTTCGTTATAGAAGTCTTCGGTAAAGTCTGCTTCGGAACTATACACTCCACGGTATGCTTCTTCTACGTGCTCAACATACGAAACACCACCGTGATATTCAATAAAGGCATCAACTACATCATAACCCAGAATCTCACCAACACGAACATACTCATCATAATATGCCACGAAGTCATCCTCATTGTGCTCATCAATGAACTTGAGAGCATCATCTAAATCATACTCACCTTCAACACAGTTCTCTTCAATGAACTCAACAGTTTCCAGTTTCAGAACTTCTTTGTAGTTGGCAGTCATCGTGATAGTCATTTGGTGAATTGCTTGAGTATGAATGTAGAATAACAGGATTGAGGCAGGAAGTCTAGGGGTCTTGTGCCACTTATGCCACTGGCACATCCTCCAACAGTTCTGGATTGTATTCTGTAACCTCTGTGATGAGTTGCTCATCAGTATAATCCGAGAGATTATCCTTCAGAGTATCATAAACCAGACACTCCATAGTTTTATAATCCATACCCTCAATAAGTTGTTGAATGTAATCTTCAACTAGTTGTGCTCGGTCGAATGTCATTTGGTGAATTGCTTGAGTACGAATGTAGAATAACAGGTTTTGGGGGGAACCGCAACCCCCCTTGTGACACTTTCTAGACTGTCACATACAACACTTTATCTGGTGCCCGATAGATATTCTCACCGTAGAAGACTTCCAACCGCAGAGTGTTACCATAGAAGTCACTAGGTACACCATAACGAATGAAGTTACGTACGGTTGAATAATCACCAGTCAACCTACGGTGAGTCATACCAACATCGTGATATCCACCCTTAGCATTAGGTTTGGAGCAGATAATTTTCATTTGGATTTGTTTGGTATGAATGTAGAATAACAGGTTTTGGGGGGAACCGCAACCCCCCTTGTGCCACTAGTCAGACTGTCATATCCTGTTTCATTTTCGCAAGGTCTTCCATACAGTTAGGCATCATCTCCTGAACGTACTCATAGAAGTAAGAGTTATTCATCGATGCCAAACTTTGACGCTCTGCTTCTTCACTACCATCAACAAACTCAGACTCAGTATCAATCAGGCAGTCAATATACCAATCAATCAAGATTTGGCGTTGTGCTTTGGTGAGAAAAGTTGTCATCTAGATTTGTTTGGTGTTTTGTTGGCGTTGAGAGTCTTTATCTTCTTGAAAGGGTGTATACTCTGGATGAGCATTCTCCCATTTGACTAGTTCATTAACCCAATCTTCCTGCCCTAATACGTTCTTCCAGAAATTATCGTAGTTCATAATTACACCTCTGCGAGCAACAGTTTGTGAATACGGTCTGCTTCTTCTAGAACATCAGGGTCTAAACGGTCCCACTCTACCCAATCATATGCCGACCCTGCAGTTTCATATGAACCATCAGATAGCAGCGGAGCATACATTAGGACCCGCTGATTGTTTGCGTCCAGTTTGTAAGTGCAACCGTTGAGTTCGGAGATGACGAAAACCATTGAATTTCTCAGGTATGAAAGTAGAATATCAGGTTTTGGGGGGAACCGCAACCCCCCTTGTGACAGTTCTCAGATTGGCATAGTAATCCAAATTGCCCGATCAGTTCCCATAGTAAACTGATTGTCCCAAATGAAATGTGTTGCCTCCTGATTACTCAATTGCAACTCATTCATTAGAAACACAAGTGCCTCTTTAAATGTAACGAACCGATGAGTTTGTTTCATGAATTCCTCAGGTATGAAAGTAGAATACCACCAATCAGCGGCGTTTGGTAGTTTTCGGTGCCACCTTTACAACTGGCACATCAGTATCAACGAATGCCTGCAATTGCCCCACAATAGTATCAACGAACCGCAGCACGGTTTGAATCACCTTGCGGGTCTTTTCTGCGCCGTTGTTTTCTTTATAAGCACGAATGCCAAATTGTACAATTCCAACAACGATTGCGGCGATGGTAGCAACATTTAGAATCAGAGTTTGGTAGAACTTAGCGACGAAGAGTTTCATAATATTTGGGGTGACGAGGAGAATGTAGAGAATTCCTCAACCACGAATGTAGAATAACCCCTCACCCGGCATTCCACAAGGGGTTCTGTGCCAGTTCGAGAATTGTCACATCATTATATCCAGATACTAAAAAATCCTCCTATTCTTGATACGTTTCAAGAACACGAGATAACTATATTCAGTTCGGTAATATTGGATTGTTCGCTATATTCGGCGCCGTGGGAAACCTATAGTTAAACCCTGTCCGCCTAGATGATATTTAAGGTTCACTTGGTTTCTTATATTCTGTCAGATTGACTCTGTATCCCGCAGGAGAGTTCAAGTGCTGCTCTATGATATAAGAACTCAAGTGATTTTATTTATATAAGTTTGTGCCAATTAATGAAGTGGCACATTACATCCACGGTTCGAGTTCCCTTATGCTAGCATAGACATCTTCGTCACCTTCGAGGTCTAGAAGGTCCTTCCAGTCGGTTGTTTCTAGGTCTAGGTCATCATAACACATAATGTCTAATGTAACCCGTACAAGGCGCTTCTGGGCAATCATAGGAGTCTCGTTGTGTATGTGTGTGTATCTAGATTATATCATGCATAGTGACGATATGCAAGTGATTCGTAATCATGTGAATCTCGTGCATAATCCTCATCTAGGTCTAGACTAGATGTATAATACTCGTCGAGATCTGTGTGGTCGTTTGTGTATGTATAGTCGAGATCGTAGTCGTCGTACATAATACTCGTCGAGATTGTGTGTATACTAGATGATTGTAGCACAGATCTCGACTAGATGCAAGTGTATTCTAGACGAGATTGTGATAGTATATATGTGTTCTCGACTAGATTTTGTGTGCTTATGAGTATTCTAGACTAGATTATGAGATTTGTCAAGGTCTCGTCGAGATTTTGTGTGGGTCTCATAGTATTATGGGGGCAGTGGGGCTTGACAAACGGTGAGTCTTATGGTATGCTCGCTTTACTTGCATAAGGATGTTTCATTTATAAGCATTCATAAGTATTCTAACACATTTATTCTCAATAATACATCATTAATGAGAAATTAACCAAGTATACAATCATATTTAATCTATTATAAGTACAAAACAAATTACTTTTTTCTACTAAATATTTTTGGTAGAAAAAACTAACCAAAAAACCCCATGGATATACCCAAGATAAAAGGATTAAATGAAATACTCGGACTTGAAGAATACAATGATTACGGCGTAGATGCAGATGGTAATGTGTATAGTTGGAAGACTAAAAAAATAAAGAGATTAAGTCCCGGATGGGCTAAGAAGAGAGGTGGATATTTGTTCGTTAGACTAACAGGTAATAATGGTAGATTAAAAAACTTATTCGTTCATCGTTTAGTGGCAATGGCATTTATACCCTGCGATAATTTCTCATTAGAAGTAAATCACTTAAATAGAAACCAACAAGATAACAGAATTGAAAACTTAGAATGGATAGAATCTAAAAGAAATAAAAAATACAATAAAGATATTAAAGGTTTTACACTAAACGATCACTTACTTATGAAGACTAAAGAAGTTCATGTCGCATCTATTCGTAAGGGATTACCAGTACCAGACGGGCATTCTTTTATGAATAGTATTTTTGAGGGTGCATTAGAGCAGTACATATCTCAGTATGGTCTTCGTAAGGTAATGAATCGTTTACCAAATGCAAC